TCGCCATACTTTGCTTCAATGTCGTCAAGCCAAACTTGGTTGATTTGAAGAGGTCCTCGGTCATGACCATTCCATTGCGGGTGACCCTCAATTACGTTCTGGCAACGGGACTCAGACCACACTTCACGGAGGAGTTCAGGAAGAAGTTCCCAAGGCCATCCAGCCTCAAGTGCGACCTGCGTCCATTCTTGGCACGGCACATCAGCATCAAGGGCGGGCATATAGAAGCCTTCGGGAAGCGTAACCACAGTCGTCGTAGTGACTGGAACAACAGTTGTCGGCGGTGTCGTTGTTGAGACGGCAGGGGCGACAGTTGTCGTTGTTGGCATCACGCTTTCTTCCTCTCTTCCTTGGGCATTTACTCCAACTGCAATAGTTAGAATTATGGCGGGTATGGAAAATAGAAGTCTTAGCGGATGTTTCATATGTCTCCAGTTGTCGGCGGATACGGCTGGAGACTTGGTCTCCTTGGGACAAACACTAGCAGGTGCGCCCCTCAATATATTACCATTTGGTTACAGTCTGACAACCCATTGACAGGTAAAAATCAGAAAAAGTGCCCCCAAGCAGGTACTTTAGAGCGAGTCGTCTATGGAAACAACGCCACCCTCTAGCCATTCGTTGATGAATTCAAGGGTGTCTCTCAGTTTGAGTGTGACTGTGATTGAGTCACCTTCTGCGCTCTGAACTTCCAGTCCGAGTGAGCCCATAAGGCATTCGGAGTAGTTCTCTCCACGCTCACGGAACTCTTCAACTTGCTGAGGGGTCCACGTTCCTGGGTCTTCACTATCCATAAAGAAGTCAACAAAGTGATTGTAAATCTTGAGTTTAGCGTCTTCATTAGTCATAGTTTTTTCCTTGTCTTGAGTGCTCCAGCAACGCCATGCATGCGTCGTGGGTCGTTGAGACACATTACATCACGCCATCGGAAATAGGAAGTCATCTCTTGGAAAAAATCTTACGGAATGCCTTGCACGACCAATTGGTCGGTGCTACGGTTGCGTCATCGGAAATTGGGGCATGCCCCAGAAATGAGGAAAAATGATTAGTGCACAAGCAACCATTATCGGGAATGTCACAAATGACCCCGAACTTAAGTTCGTTGCAAACGGGGCTGCGCTTCTGCGTTTCACCGTAGCGTCAAACCACTATTGGACTGACGGCGATGGAGAAAAGAAAGAAAGCACAATGTTCATTGATTGCACCGCATGGCGCTTCACTGCTGAGGATTCGGCGAATGTGCTTGAGAAGGGCGTAGGCGTCATGGTCGTCGGTCGTCTTGAAGAGCAGTCATGGGAAGACAAAGAAACTGGCGCAAAGCGTTCAAAGATTAGTCTCATCGCAGACAATGTTGCAATTCTTACTCGTTCAATTGAATCGTTTGAGCGTAAGCGTCGCAGTAACAACGAGGGCGGTTCATCTGCTTCGCCAAAGAAGGCTGTCTCACCCCGTCAAGCACAACAGCGCCAGTCAGTGCCCACAATCCAAGACAATGAGGAGCCATTCTGATGGAACAGAAGCAAGGTCGGGGTCGTCCCCGTCTCAACCCAAGTGAGGACTCACGCCGAGTTACGCTCACTTTCCCCCAATCACTCATCAGTAAATTGAGCGAAGAGGCTAAGGAGCGGGATATCTCGTTCGCTGCACTCATTCGCGAAAAGATTTCCTGACAACAGGTTGCCGATAAGCGTTCCAGCGAGTACGCTCGGCGAAAGAACTACCGCCACATACCTGCGGTGGACGGAAAACTTATTAGTCCACTAACAAGTGAACCAATTACGGAAAGTTTTTCGGCAGAGAGCCCGCCCCACAAGGGCGGGTTTTTTGTTGTATGCACCATTTGCTTACACCCATCATCTATTGTCTTATTTATGGGAAAACGACAAGCACCAAAACGTGAAGTGAAAGAAATAAGGCGAGTCGGAGTTTGGGGGAAGACGCACTACGAACACGTACTTGAGTGCGGTCACACTGAACGACTCCCACGGGCATCTCGCGCAATAAAGATTGCATGTTCATGGTGTGTGAAGGCTGAAGAAAAAGATGAGGAACTTCGCTCGCTAGTACCAAAGCCCCGTTTATTGATGGATGTTTTCGCTGACGAAGATATGAGTTCAGGCGAGATTGAAATAAGTAGAACGCGAGCAAATCTCGCTTCTCTTTTAGGAATTCCGTTAGATGCGGTAGAGATACTTGCAATTGACTCAATGGGTGTGCTAGAAATTCGTTCCGCATACATCTTTTTGTCTGCGAGCGACATTCGCAAAGTAATTAACAAGGGGGCATTAAGTTGAACGCATCTTCACCGCCAGACAACGGGGCTTGCAAGGGACAACCAGTGCAGTGGTGGTTTCCGAATCTTTCAAACATGTTGAGTCCAAAGCAACGAGCCGAGACACGACAGTCAATGAACATCGCAGTAAAAATATGCGACGGGTGTTCTGTGAAGAATGAGTGCCTTGATTATTCATTGCACTGGGAGCCGTTCGGGATATGGGGAGGGCTCACCGAGGGAGCGCGAGACCGTATGCGCAAACAGAAAAACATAATGATGAAGCGCCTATCTGTCGTGGACATCCTTGGCGGTGTCCCACGTGCTTGAACATACTGGCGAGTTTCTTAGCAGACTCAATGGAGTTGTTAAAACAGGTAATGGTTGGGATGCTTGTTGTCCTTGTCGCAATGACGATGAGAACCCATCACTATCAATCGCTGAAGAAAATGACGGGAAGATACTTGTCTACTGTCATCGTGGTGGAGGTTGCGGTGCCCCCGAAATTGTGAAGTCAGTTGGACTTTCGCTTGCTGACCTCATGCCACCAACAGAACGAGTTACATCAATGGACTCATTTGTTCCTCGCAGAGATAAGCCAATTGTTAAAACAAAGAAGAAAGAGAAGTTGCAACTTGTTGCGGAGTATGACTACTGCGACGAGAACGGTGTTCTTCTGTTTCAAAAGCGCCGTTTCGTGACCGAATCAGGGAAGAAGACATTCCTACAGCGGAGCCCCGATGGTTCTGGCGGTTGGATGAACAGTATCCCCGACGAAATACCACGAATCCTCTACAACTTGTCTGCCGTTCTTGAAGCAAAGCGAAAGAAACAATCCATATGGGTGGTTGAGGGTGAGAAAGATGCCGACACTCTCATTGCAATGGGTGCTTGCGCTACAACAATGCCAAATGGCGCTGGAACTTGGAAGCAGATACACACCGACGTTCTTGCTGGAGCAACCGTAGACATTATTGCCGACAACGATGAGTCAGGGAAGAAGCATGCGGCTCATGTGCTGTCCGAACTAAAGAATGCTGGATGCGACGTAATCGCTTGGATGCCTCCAAAAGAAAAAGACATCACTGACCACCTTATGGCGGGAGGTGACACTGAGGGCTTGATTCGCTTTACCCCAACTGACGAAGACCAGATACCTATGGATGAGGTAGAAGAGTTTGAGGATGAAGAGGAGGAGGAGGAAGAAGCCGAATTACCTTCAATGGCTGACATTGCTATTGACAAACTTCGCCAACTCTTCTTACGAGACGACATCTCTCCAACGGCACTCATCAATCGTGCAAGCCTTCTCGTTTCATCAGCACAAAGTACGGGCATTGCAACGCAAGGTCGCATGGTCAACTGGGAAGAGTTCGTCAACGAGACAGACGTAGATACGTATGACTGGTTAATTCCGGGGCTCCTTGAGCGTCGTGAGCGAGTTATCGTCGTCGCGGCTGAAGGTGTTGGTAAGACCATGCTTGCTCGTCAGGTAGCCATTACGACCTCTTGGGGTGTCCAGCCCTTCACCTTTCAACGAATGCCAGCAATACGAACACTGACCATTGACTTAGAGAACCCTGAGAAAATCATTCGTCGTTCAACTCGCTCTATCATCAAAGAATCACAGAGCATGGGATACTCACTCAAAGGACGGGCGCATCTAGTTATTAAACCCGATGGACTCAATTTGCTCGTTGCGTCAGACAGGCTCTTGCTGGAAAGTTACATGGATGAGGTACAGCCTGAACTTCTAGTGCTTGGTCCACTATATAAAGCATTCATGGACCCAGGTACGAAAACATCAGAGGCTGTCACAATTGAGGTCGTCAGATACCTTGACACTCTGCGTACCGTCTACAACTGCGCCCTATGGCTAGAGCACCATGCCCCGCTTGGCGAGTCGCTGACGAACCGTGTTCTGCGCCCATTTGGTTCTGCCGTATGGTCTAGATGGCCTGAATTTGGCATTTCTTTACAGCCAGACCCAACTTCTATGGGAGAATATGTTTATGACGTCAAGCATTTTCGCGGAGAACGCGACGAACGCCATTGGCCCACGAAGATGAAGCGTGGTAAAAAATGGCCGTTTGAGGCGCTTGAGTTCAAGAGGTACGGCGATGACAGAACGTAAATCACAAGTTATGACACGAGAGTTCTTGGCAGAGCGAGATGCTCGCATGTTCAAGATGCGACAGGCAGGAGTTTCCGTAGGGGATATTGCTAAGAGGTTTGGCATCTCTCCGAAGGCTGTTCATACTGCTATGCAACGCCAGTTGGAAAAACTGAACGGCGAAGCATTGATGGCATACCCAGATGTGCTTCGTATGGAGTTAGAACGGCTAGATAACTTACAAGCCGCAATTTGGCCTTTGACTCAGCACAGAAAAGTCAAGATGGATGACGGGACTGAGATTCAAGTTGAACCAGACCTTAAGGCTATTCAGCAAGTTCTACTCATTATGGACAGACGAGCCAAACTTCTTGGCATGGACCAGAAGAATGTCAATATCCAGATGGATGTTAATAGCAATCAGAATATCAAGGCGACCCTTTCAGGTTCCATTGAGGCAATTGCAGTAGACGCGTTTGACCCAGAGAAGGAAGCGAAGCAGTTGCTTGAGATTATGGGTAGGTCTGGAGTTCTTCCTCAGGACATGATTAACAGTCTTCTAGGAAGACCTGGCGAAGTTCTCCTCGTTGAGCCCCGCATTGAACTAGAGTTGCCACTGGAGGTAGATGAAAATGAGTGACACTGAATTACCGCAGGAAGATAATGTGGAATCGGCAATGAACAAAGTCGCAGAGACGATGGATTTGTCCGTATCTACCAATCTCAGTGAAGACGGACCATCAAACAAACAAATCATTGTTCGTACAACGGATAATGACCATGAGCGCTGGAAATTGGCGTCTCACAAAGAAGGCAAGAGTATGTCGCAGTTCATTCGCGACACCATCAATGACAAAGTTATAGACATACTTGATTGTTCTCACCCTATTGAAATGCGTAGATACTATCCGTGGGCAGAACATTGCTTGCGATGCAACTCCCGCCTATCTGAGTCAAGTAAGAACAAGAAGCACCCCACACAAGGCATTGACTACGCAGGAATGAAGAAAAACAAAGAGAGCAAGTAACTATCTCTTCGCTCTCCTCCGAGCCATCTTCTTGAGAGCCAGTCGCCTTGAGGCTGGATTTAAGTCCATAATCTGAAGGTATTCAATCTCGTTCTTTACTGTCTGTAGCGTCTGCTTGTAGCGACTGGGTCGGCGCTCGCCAGGGGTAGTCCCGCCCCAGATGCCAAACTCTTCCTTGTTATCGTATGCGGTGACTAAACATTCCAATCGCACAGGGCACTGTCGGCAAACGTCTTTTGCGTGCTTTGAGTTGGCATACGTACCCGTGCCATCGTCATCTTGTTCAGTAAAGAAGAGTCCTGGCTCAAGACCGAAACAAATGGCTTGTTCTCGCCATGATTTGCTGATGTCAATGATGGTCATTATTTCCCCTATTGCGTGTCTGTGATTTTCATTCTAGCGAGTTCTCGCGGTCTTTGCCAATGCATCTAGGGTGAACTACTCCCTTTATTCGGCTCTTAGATACCCATTCCCCTATGGCAATTGGTTCACTGCATGCCTTGCATCTGCCCGCGTACTTGCTCAGAAACAGCCCCGGTAGTTGTGACGCGCTTGGTCTACTGCGGATAGTTTTTTGAATCTCAACCGCGCTCTTACTCAGTACGCCTTTTATGGGGTTCGGGTTCCAATCAACATTCTGT